CTAATTCTGAAGCTATTCCATGTTCACTTCTCCAGCGTCTTTCATAATCTTGGGAAACCATTCTTTCAGCATCAGCAAATTTGTATTCAGTTTTTTGAGAATATTCACCAGTATGATCTTCAGTTTTACCAAATTTTACTTCATGATTATTTTCAGTTCCTTCAACAGATGGTAATTTTCCACTTTGAGCTCTAACTCCTTTTAATAAAATATTTCCAGGCATAAAACCACAAATATGAGGATCCATAAAACAGGCATGAACATCAACTTGAATGGTTTTGGAATCAGAAGTAGTAGCATCAATTAAAGGGTGCATCACAAAAACTTTAAGACGAGCAATAAAAGCTTCAGCAACATTGGTGTAGCTATCATTTAAATCCCAAAAAGCATTAGGTCCAGTAAATGGTATAACAATAGAAATCACTTCTTCTGCTTTGACACTAGCAACAACATTATGTCCCATTGAAGCACTATAAAGATCCAACAAATTAGGAACATTAGGAGTAGTAGTAGTAGTATTATCACTTAAATTGGGTACCCAAGCAATTAAAATTCGTCCACTCATATATTTAGTACTTTGAAAACGAAATTCAACTTTTACACCAGCATGAAAGAACATAAAATTTTCCATTTTACTGGTTAATCCATTAGCAATTAAATCTTTAGGAAAATCATAAGTGGCAATAGCATTTCCAATACCATCTTCTGAACTCCAAGTGAAACTAGTAAGTTGGTACATTCTAGATAAAACTTTTTGTAAACCTTGATCAGGATAGGGATCCATTCTTTTATAAATTCGATTGACAGTGGATTGACCTACGGAAGTACGATCATAAACTTCCTCATCATCAAAGGCAGTTAATTGTTGGGACGTATTAACACTTTCTTTTTCAACAGCGCGTCCTGAATGAGCAGAAATTTGAGTAGTATCAATATATGATCCAAATTGAAATTCTAGATCATTTTCATAAACTTTAGAAATATCTCTTCTCAAACCTTGCCATTTACCAATTAACCAAGCATATTCCAATAAACTAGTAGTATAACCTTGTAATGATAAAATTAAATTCCATTCTTTCTTACATTTTTCAAAATATTCTTTACCCCAAAGTGCGGCTTCTTTTAAAGCATCTTCTACAGCAACTTCAGTTCTAGTTCTCATATTTAAATTAATTGATCCCCACATAACCATTTCTTCAATTACTTCTTTATCAAGAGCAGCCCACCAATTTCCAGTAGGATCTTGAACAAAATAACGTTGTAAATAACGTAATTGTTTATGGTCATAATAAGCTTCTAAAGGAGCATCTTTATAAACACTAGTATATTGCATACCATATCTAGAACAATATTCTTGCAAATCAAACATAGTAATAACTGGATATTGTTTAAGAACTGGTAATACATGATCATCTCCTAAAGTATGAATATGATTGAGAACATATTCCATAGCTGCTTCGGGATTTCTATCAATATTATATTCATAA